GCGCTAGCTAGGGCCATGTTTCTCGCAAATATTTATGTGAAAAATGATATGAGTTGTTAACTGCCTAATTATTGTGCATATTTATGCGTATCTTTTGTGCAGTTAGGGGCCCCCTATGGATGTTTCAGATCAGGAGGCGAAACTTCGTCTTCGGTTAGCTCAGATTGAACGTAATGAAGCTTGTCGTGATGACTTTTTGATCTTTGTAAAAAATATGTGGCCAGAGTTTATCGCTGGTCGTCATCATAAAATTATTGCCGATAAGCTTGAACGTGTAGCTAGTGGCGAGTTGAAGCGTTTGATCATCAATATGGCTCCACGTCATACGAAGTCCGAGTTCGCTTCCTTCTTGTTTCCTGCATGGATGATGGGTAAGAATCCAAAAATGAAGATCATTCAGGCAACGCATACCACGGAGCTTGCGGTCAACTTTGGACGAAAGACGAAGAACTTAATTGATAGTGACGATTACAAAGAAATATTCCCAGAAGTTCGTTTGGCTGCTGATAGTAAAGCATCGGGAAGATGGGACACCGCCTCTGGTGGTATGTACTATGCCGTTGGCGTCGGATCGAACTTGGCGGGACGCGGCGGTGATCTCGTAATCATTGATGACCCGCATTCTGAACAGACGGCGATGTCGGCGAATGGTTTTGACGATGCGTGGGATTGGTACACAGGGGGCCCCCGGCAGAGACTCCAGCCGGGTGGGTCGATAGTTTTGGTTCAGACCCGTTGGTCCGAAAAGGACATGACGGGTCAACTGCTTCGTGCGATGGCTAAAGATCCTTTGGCAGACCAGTGGGAGGTTGTAGAACTTCCTGCTATTTTTGATGACGACACGCCGTGTTGGCCAGAGTTCTGGTCTATGGAGGATCTCACCGCGGTCCGCGCATCTATCCCGCCCAGCAAATGGAACGCGCAGTATCAGCAGAACCCGACGGGTGAAGAGAACGCGATTATCAGGCGGGACTGGTGGAAGCGTTGGGAAAAGTCCAACGTGCCTAACTTGGAGTTTGTTATACAGAGTTATGATACGGCGTTTAGTAAAAGAGAAACTTCAGACTTTTCTGCAATTACAACTTGGGGTGTTTTTCATCCGGAAGAGGCTGGGGGACCGCCTGCTTTGATACTTCTTGATAGCCAGAAGGGGCGTTGGGATTTTCCGGAACTGAAAGAGATAGCGTTGGATCAGTATAAGTATTGGGACCCCGACACCGTCATCGTGGAAGCGAAGGCATCTGGTTTACCGTTGACGCATGAATTAAGAAACGCAGGAATACCTGTTGTTAACTTTACGCCGAGCAAAGGTAATGATAAGGTTACGCGAGTTCATTCTGTATCCCCGCTTTTTGAGGCGGGCATGGTCTGGGCACCGGACGAAGCGTTTGCAGACGAGTTGATTGAAGAGGTAGCCGCGTTTCCCAATGGTGAATATGATGACTTGGTAGATAGTATGACACAGGCTTTGATGAGATATCGTCAGGGTAATTTTGTGCAACTACCGTCAGATGACTGGGGCGATGAGGACAACGAGATAAGGGTTAGGGCTTATTACTGATGTCAGATAGTATCGTAGACTTGGGGGCCGCCGCGGTTGACTATGTAGGCGACAAAATATCAGATGCTTTTGATTATATGACAGGGGCCCCTGAAGCTTCTGCTAGCGGCGGTTATTATAAAAGTCTTGGTCCCGGTGCTCGTCAATACTTTTCCGGTCCCGGAGAGGAAGAGGGCGAGAGCTTTTTTGAATATCTGGGTTTTGAAGAAGGCGGCGCAGTAGAACTTGGAGAGGGTTCTCCTATTTCTGTAGCGACGAAGGAAGAGCTAGAAGAGTTCTTGAAGTTTCTTCGCAGGAACAGACCGTCATACAAAGAAGGTGAGACAGGGGAGTACCGAATATATAGTGATCTTTTAGAACCAACGCCCCATGACCCAAACGCCAAGATTGAGGTAGACGGTAGAATTGTTCAGTTGCCTCCGATACCTCCGTCGTTTGCCGGTCAAAGCATGGGCCGCGAAGAGTTTTACGAGGGTTTTGCAGACCCGGCATCTGGAATTACAGAGGAAGACATACAAAGTGGTGTGGCCAGTCTTTCTGATTTACAAGACTCAGCCAGTCTTGGAGACCCTTTTGCTGGTCGAGAAGGTCGTTTTGTACCACAGCAGATTGAGATAGAGGACGGTAAAGTAACCACCAACCCTATCGGTTTTGACGAAGGCGGCGAAATACCGGAAGCTGGCATAGGCAGTTTCATGTATGACGTGGTCACGGGCAACGTACCATCAGATCAGTATAACGCGATGCGGACATCTGGTCGTATGGATGACCCTATGGCTCAAGCCATTTACGGTCAGGACCCTACTTTTATGGAACAGTTGGTAAAAGATTACAACTATCCGGCTAATATACCGATGCAGGATGAACAGGGTTATGCGATCATGGACCCCGAAACTGGCAAACAAAAGATGATGATGGCCACTGATTTTAATTTGCCAGAGTACATGAGAACCGGTCGTCCACGGCCTGATATGCCTACTTATGGTGAGTTAGAGGATGCACGGGCACATGCTCTCGCTTCTGCTTTGATGGCTAAGGACTACGGACCAGAGACCACGGGCATAGCCACAAAGCTTAAAGAGGCAGTAGATATGCTACCCTTGTCTGCGTCTAACATCCGGGACATGAAGATGGACAACCGTAACAACGCGCTGGGTGTTAAGCTTCTCAAAGAGGCTGGTGTAAATGCCACCCCGAAACAATTAGCGCGGACCGTGGACCAAGAGGTTTTTAAGCAGTTAGATCGTATATTAGGCAGAACGGAAGATCGCCAGAAAACGCCTGCCAAGGATCAACCTTTTGCAAAACATTATTTTAAATCCCCGGAAGGTGGCTTGGATGTTTATTTCCCTCGTGACAAAGAGGGTTATTTTGACACAAGCTACATCTATGATTAGGAGATAGCTCATGGCTCGTGAACCGATAGCCGGGATGGTTGACAAAAACGTCCCCTCACAGTTGGACATGGAGGACTTGGCGGCTGAAGTAGAACTTGAGCTACCGGGCAGCATGGAGAACGTCGTGTCTTTTGAGGGCATGGCGGAGAACATGGATGTTGAGATTACGCCGGATGAGGATGGCGGTATGACTGTGGACTTTGATCCACAGGACCAGCGCGGCAAGAGCGATGATTTCTACATGAACTTGGCCGAGGAGATGCCGGACAGGGAGTTGTCTCGCATAGCTAGTGAGTTGATGGCTGAGTTTGATGCCAACAAATCAGGAAGACAGGAGTGGGAAGATGCTTACGCCAACGGTTTGGAGCTTCTTGGTTTCTCCTACGAGGAGAGAGCCCAGCCCTTCCGGGGAGCCACCGGAGTCACGCATCCGTTGCTTGCCGAGGCGGCTACGCAATTTCAGGCACAGGCGTTCAATGAGTTGCTGCCAGCCAGCGGTCCCGTGCGAACTGCTGTGCTTGGATCAGAAACAAGGGAAAAAGAACAGCAGGCCATTCGCGTAAAACAGTTTATGAACTACTACATCACCAACGTGATGGAGGAATACACGCCTGAACTTGACCAGATGTTGTTCTTTTTGCCTCTGGCGGGGTCTACTTTCAAGAAAGTTTACTATGATGAAACAAAAGGGCGGGCTGTAAGTAAGTTTGTACCGGCAGAACACCTAGTTGTCCCATATGAAACGTCAGATTTAGAGACTTGTCCCAACATAACGCAGGTTATCCGCATGTCGTTGAACGATTTGCGGAAAAAACAGGTATCAGGGTTCTATCTGGACATGGATGTTTTGCCCGCGCAGGGTGAGTCGGGGTCCGTTGAGGACGAAATACAGCGTATTGACGGTGTTACACCCACTCAGATTGACTATGACTGCACTATTTTGGAGTGTCATGTCGATTTGGACCTTGAAGGGTACGAAGATGAGGACGATGACGGTGAGTTAACCGGCATCAAGATACCATATGTTGTCACAATCAGTCAGGACAACGGGCAGATACTGTCAATTCGCCGAAATTATCGTGAAGATGACGAAGAAAAGCGTAAAATTCAGTATTTTGTGCATTATAAGTTCCTTCCGGGCTTTGGTTTTTACGGATTAGGGCTAATTCACACGATTGGCGGGCTGTCACGGACCGCCACAGCGGCACTGCGACAGTTGATCGACGCTGGTACGTTGTCTAACCTCCCAGCGGGCTTCAAAGCCCGCGGACTGCGGATCAGAGACGACGATGACCCGTTGCAGCCCGGTGAGTTTCGCGATGTGGATGCTCCCGGAGGGGCTATTCGTGACAGCCTGATGCCGCTGCCATTCAAGGGGCCTGATGCAACACTGTTTAACCTGCTTGGGTTTGTGGTTCAGGCGGGTCAGCGCTTTGCGACGATTACGGATTTGAAGGTTGGAGATGGAAACCAGCAGGCTGCGGTGGGTACGACTATCGCGATGCTGGAGCAGGGGTCTCGTGTGATGAGTGCGGTGCATAAGCGTCTGCACTACGCCATGCGAATTGAGTTCAAGATGCTGGCACGGGTCATGTCTGAGAGCCTGCCGCAGGAGTATCCGTACACTGTAGAGGGTGCAGAGTCTGCGGTGATGGCGAGTGATTTTGATGACCGGATTGATGTAATTCCGGTATCTGATCCCAATATGTTTAGTCAGGCGCAGCGGATTGCATTAGCGCAAACCAAGCTGCAACTGGCGGGGGCGGCCCCAGAGCTTCATAACATGTACGAGGTCTACAAGGACATGTATGAGGCTCTGGGTGTAAAAGACACAGACAGAATAATGAAGCGTATTCCTGACGAGGAGCCGGAACCGAAGGACCCGGCGCAGGAAAACATAGACGCTTTGGACATGGTGCCTTTGCAGGCGTTTGAGGGTCAGGAGCATGAGGCGCATATTATGGCGCACTTGGTGTTTGGGTCTACACCGATGGTAGGCGGGATGCCTGCTATTGCGATGGCCTTGCAGAAGCACGTCATGGAACATGTAAAGATTGCAGCGCGAGAACGTGCGGCGGTGCAGTTTATACAGCAAAGACAAGCTACGGGCGGTGCGGCGGCCACCGAAGAAGAGATGCTGGCCATTGAGGGCTTGACGGCGCAGTTTGTTGCCGAGGGTATGCAGATGGTTAAGCAGATGTCTCAGCAGGTATCTGGTCAGGGTCCCGATCCGCTGGTTAAACTGAAGGAGCAGGAGCTACAGATTAGAGCGCAGGCAGAACAGGCCGATGCTCAGAATGAAGCGGCCAAGCTCAATCTTGACGCACAGAACCAGCAGATGCGGGCATCACAGTTCCAGCAGAAGCTGGCCAGTCAGGAAAAACAGACCCAAGCACGTATTCAGTCTGCAATGGAGAGAGAACTACTTAAAAAACAATAGCTTGGGGGCTAAATGGAACCAATCAGTGCGGCGTTAGCAGGATTTGCATTATTTAAAAGTGCGGTCGATGGCATCAAAACTGCTATCGGAACCGCTAATGACGTGTCCGATATAGCGGGGTATCTGGATAACCTGTTTGAGGGTGAAAAGCAGGTACAGCAGGAACGCAACAAAAAGTCGGGCATGGGTTTAGGCGACCAGTTTGGCGTTAAAACTGTGGCGGCGGAGATCATAAATGCCAAATTAGCTCAAGAACAGATGAGAGAAATCGCCACTATGGTGGACCTTCGTTTTGGTCACGGGACGTGGAAAAGCATAGTTGACGAGCGGGCCAGACGTATTCAAGCTGCGAAAGAAGCGGAGGCGGAAGCTAAACGAAAGAAGTTGCAGGAACAAAAGAAATTTGACGATACCATGAATCAGGTTGTCATGGCTGGGGCAGTTATACTGATGACGTTGTTGTTTGTTGTTCTAATGTTTAAGGTGTTGTTATGAGTCAGAAAAAATTACAAAAAGAGTCTATTTACGCTGAATATGATGAGGATGGTGACGGGATTGTTAGTGACGAAGAGTTGAGTCACATTAAAGAGATAAAAAAGACTGAGACAGAGCTTCGTAAGAACGTGGCTCAATTACGCATGGCCAGATATACCTTGATATTTATGGGATGTTATGCTGTGTTTCTAGCATCACCGTGGTGCTCTGCGGAAAAACTTGAGGGTCTAGGTGCAGTCACCGACCTCATATTTTTGAGTGGGGCTGGCATTGTCGGCGCGTACATGGGCACTACGGCGTGGATGTCGAAGAAGTAACAGAGTAGGTCTATGGAAAACATTATAATAGCGGCCATGTTGGCGGCGATGATACACGGTCATGTCACAGGCGGTGAGAAACAAGCGGCTGTAAAAGATGATATAAACTGGGAGCTTGCTGGTAATTTCAGAACTGAGAGCACCCCTAACACCGTTCAATGGGTGATTATCACGGATGAATGAAGTTCATCATACGGTTGAAACCTTTTTTATCATGGTTATTAGCATGTGGGGTTTTGACGGTAATGATTGGCAGTATATAGGCAATCAGATTTCTTTACAGCAACCCATGACGCAAGCTCAATGTGAATATTTGATAGATGAGGATATGTGGCAGGTTAGTTACCAGAACCACTTTTATCGTTTGATGGCACACTGTTTTCCTGCGGAATGTGCGGAAGAGGGTAAGTGTAAATAATGCCGAAATTAAGTGAAAATACAGAA